GGATAAAGAGATACCAGGAGATGACATCATCAGAGAAGATACAGTTCAAGAGGAAGATGTCAAAGACCAGGATATACAAGAAGAAGTCATAGAACCTGTAGAACTCACAGAAGAAGAAGTAGCTGTAGAGGTTGCTGAAGTAGAAGAAGTCATAGAAGATATTGTCATAGAAGAAGTTACTACTGAAGAAGTCATAGAAGTTATAGAACAAGTTAATGACATTGGTGTACAAAACTTAGATCAAGCAACAGAGGAAGTACAAGAAGTTGTACAAGCTGTTGTTGAAGAAGCTATAGAAAATGTAGAGGAACTTACAGAGGAACAGGTTGCAGTAGTAGCAGAAGTATTACAAGTAGAAGAAGATGATGTTGAGATTATTGCTGAAGCTGTCAAAGAAGATGAAGTCGTAGCTGAAGCAGTAGAGGAATATGTACAAAGAGCTGTAGAAAATGCAGATGTAGAGAACTACACACTTGCTGATGTAGTTACAGAAGTACAGTACGAAGCATTTTTAGAAAATCCAATAGAAACATTTGTAGATTTAGATTTTGAAGGTATAACTATAAGCAATTTAGGAGATGATATGACACAAGACCAAAAAGAAAAAGCACAGGAGGTCGTAGTTCCTGTAATCTTGACTAGAATAGCTAGTATGGCAGCTTTTGTATTTAGGAGAAGTCTATGATTAGCAAACTTTGGAACTGGTTTGTAGAAGCAATAAAAGAAACACTTAACCTTAGTTGGACTTTGGTTGGTTTAGTTATTGCTACGCTTACACTAACTGGTTCTGCACAGCAAGTTACAGGATTAGCTACTATAATTACATTAGCTATTTGGTTATTGACCATTAGTTTTAGAAAAGGAGAATAGTATGGACTGCTGTGGTAGTGGATGCTGTGGTGGTAGATAATGTGTGTAACCTACATTAATGAAGCAGGTACACATATAACTATTTGTAATAGTAAATATGGAGGTATAGGTGAAGTTAACTGTAGTTAGAACACAATTTGGAACAGATGCAACTAATGGGTTGCTATTTATAAATGGTATTTTTGAGTGCTATACATTAGAGGATCAGTACCAAGCAGTAAAGGTAATGCACGAAACCTGCATACCAGAAGGTACATATGATATTAAGTTTAGAAAGACTGGTGGTTTCCACGCTAAATATACAGAGAGATATAAGAACGCACACTATGGTATGTTGCATATACAAGATGTGCCTAACTTTACCTATATACTTATACACACAGGCAATACTGATGAACATACATCAGGTTGTTTAATTGTAGGAGAAACACAACAAGATTTAGAGATAAGTAAAGATGGCTTTATCGGCAGTAGTACTGTGGCATACAAAAAAATGTATGCAAAAGTAGCAGGTCAATTACTACAAGGTAAAGATGTCAGCATAGAATACACAACAATAAACAATTTATTAAATAAAGATGTAGATAACAAAGCTAAAGATCATACTGTTTTAGCTACCACAGTTTATGATAAATTACAGGAAATAAATGGTAATGTTTTGACAGGTAATGCTATGTTGAAAGGGAGATTGATAACATAATGTTTGAAAGATTGAAAAGAGCAAGAAACCAGGATGGTACATTCAAGAAGGATGTATGGTGGACACCTTGGTCTGATTCGTGGGAGTATAAAATGAGTGAAGAACTCAAAGATATGATTGAGCGTACTGCTTGGACCTTTATTGAAGCGTTCATAGGTGCGTTAACAGTTGCTCCATTAGTTGGTGTAGAAGCTGAAACACTTCAGTTAGCTGCATTAGCTGGTGGTGGTGCTGCACTAGCAGTTGTCAAGACATACGCTAAAAAACAAATTACTAAGTAGATTCTGTCCTATATCCTGTGTATAATTAGCACAACAGAAAGGGCTAAATATGACACAGGAACTAGGTAATAATTATTACAAGTCTGGTTGGCAACCATCAATAGAGTTTGATGAAAAGACAGGCAAAGGTGAAGTAACTTATGTAGGTACTGACCCTGATTACAAGAATAAGTATGATGAAATACTAAAAGGTTGGGGATTTGATCCCAAATACTTTACCATTGAAGGTAATGTAAAGGCTAGTAGCTGGGAAGGACAGCTAAAAGGTGGCAGAACGACCACCTTTTTTGCATTTAAAGGGGTTGTAAAGCGTAAGAATCCTGCATTAGACCAGTACTTTGACAAACTTGTTAAGGAATACAGTAGAAAACCTAAGTTAAAAGACACAGATTATGGTGGAGATACTGCATTTGTATGGACAATGGCTGATTGGCAGTTAGGTAAAGCTGATTATGGCGTTGAAAATACCCTTAAACGCTACGAGGAAGCTCTAATTAAGGGTGTAAATCAAGTTAAGGCACTACGCAAGACAGGTACAGAGATAGATGAGATATATTTACTAGGTTTAGGCGATCTTACAGAAAATTGTGACCAATCTTTCTATAGTTCTATGCCTTTTAACATAGAGTTATCGCTATCACAACAGTATCAATTAGCAAGAAGATTAATTATGAAAACTATTGATATATTTTTACCTTACGCAGACAAGCTAACAGTATGTGGTATTGGTGGTAATCACGGAGAGATGACACGATCTGGTAAAGGACAAGTATTGTCAGATAGACTAGACAACTCTGATATGATGCACTTTGAAGTAGTCAAAGAGATACTTGCACAGAATAAAAGATATGACAAAGTAAAGGTCATACTACCTACTGACTATCATCACTTGTTAGATATAAAAGGTAAAGGTGTAGCTATTACACACGGACATATGACAGGTGGTGGAGCAGGTCCAGAAGGTAAAATTATGAAATGGTGGGCAGGTCAAGCTATGGGTTGGCTACCTAGTGGTGCAGCCGAGATACTTGTGACAGGACACTATCATCACCCAAGAGTATATAAACAAGGTAAGCGTACTTGGTTTCAATGTCCAAGCATAGATGCAAGTAAAGACTTTACTGCTAGAACAGGACTATGGAATGATCCTGGTGTGTTATGTTTTACAGTTAATAAAGATGGTTGGGATAACTACAGAATAGTTTAGTTATTAACAACAACATAACCTAAATCAGCTTGTTGTATTACTTGTACAGCTTTATCTCCACAGCCGAGCAACATATTTCCTGTACTTCCTTGTTTTGCTTGTACATTTCCTTTATAAAATGCTAATCTTCCTTTTATAAAACATATTGCATCTGAATTTATTGCGTAATTGTGAAACCATTTAGTATCTGTTCTTGCAAATACTAAAGCAATTCCGTTCTTGTGTTGTATAAATTTGTCTAACCATAAACCTGTGTCTTTACCATAAGGTGGATTACACCATACAAAGCCATTCCAATCTTGTTTTAATCCATCTATTTCTTCGTGATAATAATTTTTTGCTGGAATCCAAGGTACACCACCTTTAGGTGCAGCAACATCTAAATCAAATGTTGTATTTAAAGTGTCAAATAATTCTGGTGGTGTGTACCACTCGTTTGATTGAACTACACCACCAGGATTTTCGTACCAAGTTCCATTTTGTTTTTGATCCATTTATGAGCAACCATCTTCAGCTATGTCATAACAAGTATCACACATTGGTCTATCTCCTGTGCCTATGTATGGTTCGTTATCTGTAACTTCAATGTGTCCAAAACTCCAACATCTAAATATATAAATCATTCTTCTTCTTGATTTACTGTTGTAAGAACTTGTATGTTAGGAAGTATTGCAAGTAGTTGTTGTTGTCCATTAGGCAACAAGATACTTTTACCCATAAACAAAGGCACTTCCTTTTCGTTTCTTCTGTTTAATAATTCTGCAATCAACATACCTTCTGTTGCTTTGCTTAACATTACATCAATCATTCTTCCTCCTCGTGTATTTTTGCTTTACCCTCATACAAAAACCCTACTACTTTTGTGATAGGTTTTGTATTATTAAACTCTGTTGTCTGTGGCATAAGCTGTTCTGTCCATTGAAAGTCATAACCTTTAAGCACTAAGTTATGTATGTTCCAAGTCATAATTTTGCCATTGTATTCTGTGAGATATACAAACATTTTGTTTTTCTCAACTGACTGTACTATGTTGCTATCAAACTTTTTCCTTTCAATAACCCAACTTCTGTATTGTTTATCTCTTGACTTAACTTCTACAATGTATCTTTCGTTCTCTGCGTCAAAAGAACTGTACGGATCGCTTACCTCCACTAAATCAAGACCTGGATATAAATTATTTAACTTATCTATTATCTCTGTCTGTGTCATTCTTCTTCCACCACCTCTACTTGTATCTCTGTTGGTTCGCCTACAAACTCTACATCTTTAAACTCACCAGAGTTAGACACCTTAATTATTACTTTCACCTATAATCTCCCTGCATTTTTTACAATAAGTTTCTACTATGTATGTCGGCTCACCGAACATATCAATTTCGCCTACACCACAACTAAGACAACGCACTCTTTAACTTGTCAATCATTTCACTAGCATTACCTTTAGTTGCTTCGCCACTATTTAAGTATGACTTAGCTTCAGCACCTAGTTCATCTAATCCACCATCAATAGCTTGTGTAATAAGACTTTCAATAAAGTTTTTCTGTCCATCACTTATAGGATCTTCCATCCATTTTCCCTCTGGTATATCAGTCATATCTTCCTCACTTTCTTTTTCTACTACATCTCCTAGTGTTTCTATAATAGTATTAACTACCTCACTATTCCCTGCTCTATCTTCAAATTCTTTTTTAAACTTGACAACATAACTCTCTACGAGTTGTAAGAATTTATCTACATTGTCGTTAGACCATTCAGCTACATTGTCGTTAATAGATTTATCCATTTTAATTCGTGTCATACTTGTGTCATAGCATTTCTTTGCAAAGGTTTTATCCTCGTTGCACATAGTAAATACCATTTCTTTAAGCTGACCTTCTGTAATGCTAGAAGGGGATTTCGTAATCTCTTGTGCTACTTCTTTTTTTTTAGGTGGCTCTGCAACTGATTGCTTTATAACTGTTTTTTCTACACCTGCGTAGTGTTCTTCCTCTGTTGTATCGCCTGTCCAAAGTTCTAGTCCTATACCAAATCGCATACAACATCTTTTGATACCATCACTTACAGCAAGTTTAAGTATCTCACTTTCAGTTAAATTCCTGGCTAATGCGTGTCTATCTACATCACCGACTTCTTGTACTGTACCAAGATCAGCTATCTCTAATGTACATTTTGCACCTACAACTGCGTTATCTTTATCTCGTATAATGTCATAAGTAAAGTTGTACTTACCACCTACAACATCAACCAATCTCTTTGTGTATATGTGGTGTGGTACATAGTCGCCATACTTACCTTGTGGAGCTTTCTTTACTACACTCTTTGGAAAGTTAGCTGTTAATTTTTTATGTGTTTCTTTATCCAATGTTATCTCCTGTTCTGTGTGCCTACATTGTAGTTGTTATCTACGACAATTTCTAGTATCATTAAAGAAAACGATAAATGATTTATTCATATATTGTTTCCTTTCTGGAATAGCAGACTAGCGATAGTCTGCTATTTTATTTAACACTCTGCATTACAACAATCACTAAAGTAAGTAAAGTTGTAATACTCATCTTCTAATTGGTAATAGTCTGTATCTTGCCTACAACTACTACATACTTTTGAATATACTTTTGTTCCATTAACAATATCAACTACAAACATTATTCTTCCCTCACTTCTGCTATTGAAAACACTTGCATATTTAATGACTTGTGTATGTGATCTAACATATCTTGTGTCTGTTTAATAGCTTTATCTTCTGTATCTGTTGTAATATACTTTGTACCTACAACATTAACTCTATACTTTTTCATTACTTCCCTTTCTATAATTTTTCTACACAATCTATGCAACATACAATAACCTGATCCACTATTACAAAATCTTGTGGATTAGTCTTGCATACGATACATAAACTATTTGTCATTACTCTATATCCATAGAGTTAGCAGGTTGTTTATCAACAACTGCTAATCCACTACCAATACCAATATCTTTAAGTTGTTCTTTTATTTGTGCAACTGCGTTAGATATAATGTCATCAGTATATTCTTTTACTTTTTCTTCTATTTCTGTTTCATCACACACAACTGATATATCAATGTATTGTAATGGTTTTATAAATAGTCTTACTGTGTAATCTCTTAATGGTATGTCTTGTCTTATTGTTTTCATTACTTCCCTTTCACTATGTTGTGGATCATTTGTCTAGTTAAATTAGTTATCTCTGCTAACTCAATAGCTGAATAACCAATACCATACAAATTAGTTATTGCTACATTTCTTATGTCTATAAACTCCTGGTTAATAGTTTTAAGATTTTGTAGTTCTTTCATACTTTCTTCCAATGCTTTACGATAATTAAACTCTGTTTGTTTATCTACATTGTCGCTTATGTTCTCTTGTGCTTGTGTTAAGAGATCGTTTAGTTCATCTTCCATTGTTTACCTTTCTTTTGGACAATCTTCGTATGGAAATTGCTCTTGTTCTTCACATAAACAAAAATTAAATTCCATTACTTGTGTTTCGTGTGTTAAGTTAGCCATATCTAACCAACTATGTGATTTTTCCATTGTTTACCTTTCTATTCTTCTTCTAATGGCTCATACCATACAACAATACTGTTGTCTAATTCCAATTCGTATTGTGATTTATCTGCTAGTTCTTGTTTAGAATATGTACTTGTATATCCCCAATTTGTATGCCCTAACTCTTGATAAACATAATCATCAATAACCTCTGTTATATCTTTCATATCTTCCCTATTCTTTCTGCTTATAACTTATAAAAAGCTATCAGCTTTTTTAACTACTACTACATAACTTTGGTTAAATGTTTGTTGATCTACAATTTCTAATCTATTGCCCTCTATAAAATGCAACACTTCTTTAGTACTGCGAAAAGGTCTAAGAGATTTGTTATAATCAACAAATATATACCTACAATCTAGTGGTAATTCAATCTTCTGTTTTAATACCATACTCATAGTATAACTAACTTTACAATAACTGTAAAGGTTATTTGCCTACATATTCTGATAGCCACGATCCCTCATCACTATTTTTATATTCTTCCATATCAATAGTATTCCTACAATATAGACACTCTAAAGCTGACCAATTAAAATGATTAACACCTAACATATCTAAACAATATGGGCAATTAAAATATATTTTACTCATTGATTAACCTACACTTCCTTTATTAATCTTTAAACAAATTTAATCGTTGTCTTAGGTAAAAATCTTCCCATTCACTAACACTCATAAAGTTTTCTCTCACTAATTTACTTGTTTTATGAATAGTAAATTCTGGAATATTTCTATCTTTCCAGCTATAAAATGGCTCTCTTGATATTTTTAATTGTATATCTTTATTACCATATTTTTTTTGTACTTGTTTCCAAGTTAATGTATTACTCATTTAATTAACCTTTCTGTTTATCTTACCTACATTGTAATACCTGTTTTACAGAATAGCAATTTATTTGCCTACAATATATTTACCTACACAATAGATTAAACCTAGCTGATCTAAAAGGGGATAGACCAACTAGGTTTAATCTCTAGCTATTGTTTAGCTATAATTATTCTAAAACATAATTATTATAAAATTCGTTGAAATCTGTACCATATTCTAATAATTCTTCAACTTCTTCAAATACTCCATAGAAATATTCTTCCATTATTCACCCCCTTTAAAATAATATATTTGACATTATCCTACTTGTAAAAAATCACAATTACTGCATTGGTAATACATTTTTCCATTAACAGTACCAACTTCTAAACCAATACCTTTAAATTGATTAGCATTAATATTACAGTCAAAACAATCTTCATACCCATACACTATTTCTACACGCATTATTTATTTACCCCCTTTAATATAAAGTAAGTTAATACAAAACTAAGCCATAGAATACCCCAGTCTGTAAGTATCCAAAAATATATCATAAATTCGTTAAGTGTATCTCTATACATAATTAACCCCCCTTT